GTAGCCGGACAGGTCTACATCGCCCAAGATGTTGCCAGCAGATGCACCGCCGCCAGAGCCAGAGCTTCCCTGTGTGGGGTCAATGATGTTCAGTTCATCAAAACCCATCGTGTAGTCCTTGAGGGCTTTGGCGGCTTTCTTGGTGGAGTCTGCCGTGTCATCCATTGCGTCGCCGATGCCGCCAACACTGTCAGCGCTTTTGGTGAAATCAGTAAACACAACCTTTACACCCATCAGCTTTGCCACCCACTCAACAAATTCTCGAATGAGCTGTACGGCGGCAATCAGCGGGGGAAGAATGGATTTCATGGCAGGGTAGAGCAGAGAGCCAACAGACTTCGCCAGCATATCCAACTGAGCTTTCAGAATCTTAATCTGATTTGCAGGGCTCTGGATAGTCTGTGCAAGGTTGCCCTGCACGTTGGCAGTCTGCTTCATAATGGCAATGTAGCGCAGAACCGCCTTATCTGCCTGAGACAGACTAGAAACCTGCTTGTTAAAGCCCAAAGCAAGAAGCTCCTGCTGTAACCGCGCCTGAGACAGGTCAATGCCCAAACGACGAATAGGCTCAATCTCACCAGAGATTGCGGAGGACATTGCGGTAAAGGTCTCTGCAACATCCTTGTTCCAATAGGAGCCTTCGTCATAAGCAAGCTGGGTCAGGTTCTTAGACAGAATGTATGCTTTGTCGCTGGTCAGACCAAACGAAGTACCCAAGCTCTGGATGGTAGCCATGTAGGTCATCGCTTTGGTCGGGTCAACGCCAAGCAAACCCTGCATCTTGCTGATGAGCGTATCGGCTTCACCGCTCAGATTGCCCATGGCATTATGAAACAGATCTGTTGCTTCATAGAAGTCGTTAAACTTCGCAACAGCGTTGCCAAGATACTCAGCGATAGCTTTCAACGAAACCAGCTTTGCCATGTTCCGCATAAAGCCGTTCATCTGATTGGACAGGCTGAGATAGCTCTTGCGCTGCTTTTCGTTGGCTGCGGTCACACGGTTAGCCTGTGTCACAACCTTGCTCAACTGCGGAGGGAGCTTTGCAAAGGCATTGCCTACCTTGTCAAGCTGAGATGCAAGGGGAGTAAGAGCGCTTGAAATCTGGACGCACGATTTCTTAAACGAAGTAAGGTCTGCTGCTTTTAACTTTTCAGCTAAATCAGGGACTTTATTCAACGCAGTAAATACGCTGATAAGTCCTTTTAAGCCAGAAATATCAAGCAGAGATAGAGGAGCAAGGGCATTCATAATCTCTCGAATATTGTCACCCAAACCCTTGTAGTCAGCCTTGTTTGTCTCCGCAATGACGGTTGGAATGCGCCGAAGCGTGTTTACTATCTTTGTCAGACCGTCCGGTACGGTGACAGCAGGCAACGTGTTAAACGATGCCAACACTGCTTTCGTCTGCGTCAAATCCGAATTGACGGAATCCATACCGCTCATAGTGTCAGGAATTTTCTTCAACGCATTAATGGTACTACTCAAGCCTTTTGGCGCTTGAATAGTAGACAATGAATTGAAAGAATCCGTTACATCGCGCAGAGAATCCAGCGCATCCGAAAAATCACTCATGCCGGACAAGGCATCAGGAATCCGTTGGATGCTTTTTGCGAGTGTGTTAATGCTCTTTGCGCTTTCGCTTGCGTTGACCTTTGCAATACCCTCGATAAAGCTGGTGACCTTTTCCAGACCGCTAAAATCGCCCTGTGCGGACTTGAGCGCCGTCAATGAATTGGTGAGCTTATCCAACCCATCAATTACCTTCGACACGTTACCCTTTGTGCGCAAATTAGAAATGGCGGCAGCGAGCTTGTCGATATTAAGCTCTGCGCCCTGCGATTCCGCAGAAATCTCTACGGATAAGCTCGTAATATCAACATCAGCCATCACTACCACCATCACTTTCCATCATAGAGAACATCATTCTCTTGATTCGCTCCTGCGCCTCAACTGCGCGTTGGTATTCATACTCGTCTTTCTCCTTTTGGGTAAGGGGAATCGGCCTATCCATGTACTTGATGGGGCTAGACCCTTTCTTTCGGAACATATTGCCAACCGTAGAGGAAAGTGCAGATGCCATGTAAAAGCCATTTCTCCACGCTTCTGTGTTGGCTCTGCGTTCCCGTAGCTCCTCTGCGTCACGGTAAACTTTTGCCAGCCAGACATCGCCGTACCAGAACTGGTCGTATGTCATGCCGATGGAGATGTAATAGGCTTCTACATCGTGGAACAGCTTGGAGAAGGAGAGTGGTTCTCCCTCTCCGTCCGCTTCCTGAGATTGTGCGGTTACACAATCTCCCACGTTGCGTTTTTTGCGGTCTTGTCCTCAGTGTCAGTTGCCAGCAGAGACTTGGAAGCGTCCATGAACATCTCAAGCAGAATGCCCATCAGGTCTTCCTTCTCCTCGATGTGCTGGAACATCTCGTCAACGACCTTGCGCTTGATGCCCTTGTTCCGTGCGATGAAAGCGCCGTAGAACAGAGCGCGAGAGTTGGACAGCAGATTGGTCATCTGGGTGTACTGACCAATCTGAAAACCTGCACGCTCGGTGGCTTCCACGCTGTCACGGGTGAAAGTCAGCTCATAAGTGTTCTTACCATCGGGGGAATGAAAGTTGATAACTTTAGTAGCCATAATAAATGCTCTCCTTTATAAATAGGGGCAGAACCAAATCCGATGTTCAGTTCTGCCCAGTTTGATTGATTTGATTTTTGCGGTTTAGCCGCCGTTGACAGTCAGGGTCTCGCTGAACTCAGGCTTCTTGGTGAAGATGCAGTTGATGGTCATTTCCACAACCTCGTCCACGCCAAAGCCGGACAAGCCGACTTGGTGCATACCCTGCCAAGTGAAGCCGGAGCCGTCCTGCATCTTCAGGGCGTAATACTTCACGGTGTTGCTCTCGGAAGTCTCATCGTAGCCAGCTTCCTTGACCTTCTTGTAGTCAGTCTTGTTGTAGTTGGCAGTAAAGGACTTGGTGTCACTCTGGATAATGCCAAAGATGTTGACCTGCATAGGGTCAGACAAAGTAGTGGCATCCAGAAGGTTCGGCTCGGAGATCAGGTCGGGCACATCCTTGATGTCGCACAGCTTCGTCAGAGCGGTTGCGCTGTCGCCACAATACAGGGTGGTATTCAGACCGGAGATAGCAGTACTCATAGAATGTTTACCTCCTTAGTTTCGGTAAATCATTCCGTCCTCTCCGATTGTTGCCCCGTAGCTGCAATCAATCCGATAGACGGAATTGTTATACAGCCCATTCAACGGGGCAAATGACTTGCGATAAAATTTAAGCGGTTCAAGAACAGAATCCACGATGCCAACGATGGAACGTGCTTCTGCAATGCGTCCGGTGCTTTTATTGGAGTAGACCCGCACACGCAGGGAAACGGCAGCGTATTTGCTGTGACCAGCAGAATCAATATGTACAGGAAGATTGCTGTTTTCTTCTATCTGCACACACGGAAATTTCTTGACATTGCTGTCATTGATTTCACCGGTAACGAAAATGCCGGGAACTTGTTTTCGCAGTTCCTTAGCAACAGCCGTGAAGATAGAATTGAAATAATCAATCAACTATTCCAAACCTCCCTCCACGTTGCTTCGACTTGAGAAGCCATTTCCTCAACAGCCCCCCACATAGCCATAGCTGGTTCGTTACCATCGGTGTAATTCAACTGGCCTTTGCCATCCACCTGTTTGACAGGCGTACCAGCATTGCCGGGGTCACCGTAGTAGTACCATCTGCGGTTTGCGCCTTGCCCTTTGCCATAGGAGCCATGCGCACCAACGCCGGGCGGTAGTTCACCGCCATACCCGTTGTGATGTGCGCCAGTACCGAACTCGATAAAGGCAACTGACTTGCCATCGGCAATGATGGCGCAAGTGTTTCCGTTCTGCTCAACACGGCAAGAAACATCGTTGCTACCGGCATATTCTGCATTGGAAAAGCGAACTTTCGCCACATCAAGCCCTTTGTCAGCTAACGCCTTTGCAAACTCCTGCGCCTTTTTGTTCAGGGTGGTCTTGTACTCCTGTATCTGATGTTCCGCATCACGAAGTCCGGCATCGCTCAACCTCACTTTAATTTTCACTTGTAGCCACCTCTTTCAGCGCATACAACGTGTCTGTGATATGCTCTGCGACTTTGACCACAGTGTAATTGAACGGCTTTGAAATGTCCGTCTGAAACCAGACGTGTGTGCCTTCGTAAAGCGGTGTGTTGCGCTTTTTGCTGGACGAGCTGACAACGTAGCTGTAATCCGTGAATGCTCCAAAAGGGTTTGCTTCCGCAGAACCAGTAGGAGGGCTGACGTTCAGCATCAGCTTTGCGGGTTCGCTCCACGATTCGTATGCGGATTCGCCAGTCTCGTTGCCCCATTCGTCCACAACAGGCGTTTTCTCGCCAACCGGGTTTGAATACCACAGCGGGCGTTTATCCAGTGGGCTACCATTGAACATCAGCCGATAACACCTACTCTCGGAACTACTTCATTAAGCAGGGACTGTGCCACATCGGAACTTTCCCAAACACGAGTAATGCCGTTGTTGGTGTAGCTCGTCTGTCCGTTTGCGCCGATGTGGTTGTACAGTTCCGCTGCAATGCGTATCTGCAACGACTGATACTGCGAGGGCAACTCGTCCGGTCTGTTGCCGAAGGGGTATCCCTGCGCAAATATCTTATCTTTGGCGAAATCAAGCAGCAGGTCGAAGAGTGGGTAATCCTCGTCCGTGATTTCACGGTCAAGTGCAGGAGCAATGTACTGCCCCAGCTTGACTGCCGCTTCGGAATACTGGTCTCCCATGCTGCTTTCCTCCTTTCGCCTTAGTAAGCCTTGATGCAGTACACAGCGTCCATCTTCTGGAAGGACGGCAGGACAATTTCGGATGCGATGATGTTTGTGTTGACAGGGTGAGGTTCCTTGATAGTGGTGACCGCAACGCCGTTGTTTACGATAGAAACAGAAGCGTTCGTCATGCCCGCACGGAGGTCTGCCTCTTCGGGAGTAGTGCCATACCACATCTCGCCGACCTTACCATCAGGAACCAGAACAACATAGCCATCCGGGATATATTTGACGGAATCGCCACCGCCTTCAGGCTGATACATTTTGTCGAACAGATGAATCTTGATGTCGGTAGTCTGCTCAACCAGGGCTCGTGCTTCACTCTGGGTAAGAACGGCAATAGACTTTGCCGTAACCGTCATGAAACGGTTTTTCACCTCGTCAGAAGCAATCATCTTGTTCAGAGTGTTGGTGTTCATATAGGCGCGAGTGATGGTTTCGCCAACGTTTGCCGCAATCGCATCCTTCGCAGTGGCGAAATCGGTAAGGGGAGTAGAAGTGGTAACGTCCCACTTCGACTTGCCGGTAAGAGCCTTGTAGTTCTTTGCCTGCCAAGTGCCATCCGGGTCGTAATCGTAGATGTAGTTCACGCCGTTTGCCTTGATGGTGATACCGGGCTTGCCGTTCTCCGGGCAAAGCAGCTGCCACGCCATACGTTCAGGAACGATTCGAGCACCAGTAATCAGCTCTGCGGCATCATCGAAAATTCGGCTGATGATTTCATCCGCAAAAGTGCTTTTGCTGTTCTGAATCTCCATCAGCATCTGACGGTCTTTTTCGTCAATGTGAAAGCCCTCGCGGAAGAACGGCATCTCAGTCTCAGACATCTTGAAGCCCTTGCGCTCACGGAAAGTCGCCTTCGTGTCAAATGCACTCGGCATCAGGGAGATGCCAACGCCCTTGTGACCGCGAATCCACTTCAGCTCCAGACCGGCTTTCTTGCGCGGAGGGAACAGAGCATCAGAGCCGAACGCCTGAGCGTTGGTAACATCGTTCGTCCAATACTCAGCAAGTGCATCGGAAGTGAAATATTTCTGAAAATCCATACGTTTTACCTCCGTTAAAGATTGGTGCCGATGTTGTCACGGAAAAAGACTGCGGGAACAGCCTTGTGCAGAGCGGCAACGTCATCAGCAGTAAAGGAAAAGCCAGAACTTGCCTTCGCCTTTTTCTGGTCAACAACGCCCTGAATCAGCAGTGCGCCGTTGGGGTTGACGGACGGGTCAACGGTGTGCAGCAGAATACCAATCGCATCGGTAACCGCTGCATCGGAAACCCCGGTAGTGGCAGAAGCCTTCTTGCCAGTTTTTGCCATGGGATAGCCAGCCTTTACAACATCGGTTTCGGTCACAGTAAAGGGAATGGCAACGTAGGTATCAGCAGCCAGAATAGTGCTTTCAGGAGCCGATACCGGAGTAGTAGTATACTTCATGTTTTCCTCCTTAATGGAAAGCGTTCAGTGCGTCACTCGATGCCTTATTTTCGGCATTCTTTCTTGCTGCAAGGCTCTTGGCAAACGCCACGCCCTCACTGTCAGAGCTGCCATTGCCATCCGCACCCGGAGGTGTGGGCATATCCTTCAGCAAGGAAGCCTTGTAAGCGGTGTCGTGGGCAGTCATAAACTCCGACTGGAACTTAAACACCTTGTCCATGTCACCGTCAGCCAGTGCAGACGCAGCCTTGTTAGCAAGTTCAGCGTCATACCCCTGTGCAACGAACTTTTCACGGTAAGATGCAAGGGTCTTTTCCTTGACGAGGTTTTCTTTGTCGGCAGTCAGAGCTTCAATCTGCTTCTGCATCTCTGCCAGCTTGTCAGCCTGTTCCTGTGCGGCGTTCTCGTCATCGGTGCGCTTTGCCTTGAGCTGCTTCTTGTATTCGGCAGCTTCGCCATTGGCTTTCGTCACGGCGTTGCGCAGCTTCTCAACCTCTGCGTTAGGGTCTGCAACCTTTTCAAGCGCAGAAATGATTTCATCGGCGGTCATGCCCTCTTTGTAGGCATCACCAAGCAACACATTGAGTTTCATATCGTTAATTTCCTCCTGCGTTTTTTTACCGTTGCTTCCCTGCAACGCTGCGAAATTTGTATCCCGGCTTCCCTGCCGTGTTTATGGCAAAGGACTATTCATCCTCTGTTTCTTTATTGGTATCAGTAGACTGTTTATCTGCTATGTTCCCGACATTTGTGCCGGTAGCATCCTGTTTAGGCTGTTCCTGTGGCTTCGGTGCTTCCCCATCCTCGCCCAGCTTGCCAGCGGCAATTAGGAAAGGCTTGCTCATTTCATAAGCAGCCTGCGGGTCAGGGAAAAGACCGGGCGTAGTGAACGCCAACTGCGGGTCAATCGGCTGCTGAATCATCTGTGCGAAAATCTGAACCTTGCTCTGCTGGTTGTCGTACTGGCGGCGGGGCAGTTTGATGTTGATGTCACTTGCCATCAGCTTAGAACCAGCCGTGTCACGCAGGATTTTGAGCATCACAGACAGGCTCTGACGCTCAGCATACTTGAACATATTTTCGTACTGCTGTGCTCTTGCTTCTGTGTGATTCCAGCCGTTGCGGACAATAACTGCGCCCACGTTATCGGACGTTGCATTCTCGCTACCAGTGGCACTAGGCATGGCAGTCAGACTGCGGTACACGTTCAACATGGAATCAAGCAAAGTCTGACTCTGCTGCTGGTCAAGCTCGTTTGCAATCTGCGAGACAGAAGCGGGCAGGCCAGAAGTGGATTTCAGGCACATTGCGCCCAATTCCTTGACCTGCTTTAGAGCGTTTTCGTCCACAAGGCAGTTGGTAAACACCATGATGGACTGGATGAACTGTGCTACACCGTCCAGACGGTTGCTTTCAAGGTCGTTGATGGCATCCAACACAGGGATAGCCGGTTCAAACAGACCCATCAGCTCCGGGTTCAGCTTGTATTCGACCATCGGCAGCATTCCGAGAGAATGGTTCTCCGACTTCGTGACCTTGCCGTTGTCGATTTCAAAGTACTGGTTTGGCGTATACACGCAAATCAGGTCGTTTAGGTCATCCTGATAATTGCGTGGGATGTGCAGCACGTTGGCGATAGGCTTGTGCCCGATGCCGGAGTTGTAAATCACATATGCCATATCCGGGTTTGGAACATCCACCAGCAGGGGCGTTTCGTCCGGGTAGTTGCCGTTGTACCCCTTGTCAGGAAGAACAATGCGATATCCCTGTCCGCACTCCAACATCCACTGCCAAAGCCGCCGATCAAGCGCATCCTTGCCCTCATACTGCAAAGCATTGGACAGGCGGGCGATTTCCTCACCGTCACCAGTTGCCGTTTCAGACCGCACATAAGAGCAAGGAGTGCCGCTCATGTAACCTGTGTAGAAGCCCACACACTCGTTGGCGTGGTTTTCTACAATGCGGTTGGTGATTTCAGCGTGGTACTCCTTCGTGCGATGGAGGACAGGCTGGCTACCCAAGTAGTAGTTGTGCAGAAAGCGAATCTCGTTCTTATTCAGCAAATGAATAGGCTCTGCTTTGCCCATGACCACTTTCAGCACGTTTGCCCGATTGATTTCCGTTTCCGGCGTTTCAATCGGTCTACGTCCGGTTAGTGGCTCATTCAAAAAGCCACCAACAACCGTCTGATACTTAGCCATGTTTTCCTCCTTTCCGGCAAAATAAAAAGCGCAGCAAGACAAACCTGTTAAGGTCTATCTCACTGCGCTTACAACTGCGCTTCAAAAGCTATTCAGTTTTTAAACTTTGGTACGGAGACCCATGTATCTTTTGGAAAGTTGGAATCTCCAATTGTAATCCAATGGCAAAGAGGGCACAGAAGAGAGAACTTGCCTTCCACTTCACCAAGGTAACGTCCGCAATCGCACGGATTTCCGTTTGCGTCCTCGCGGGGATGCTTGCATCTGACTTTTGCTTTCATCTGCGCTCCTTTCCTAATATTCCTGGAAACAGGCTGTTGAGCACAGACCTGTTAGAAGCTGCTGGGAAACTGTTCGCACTTCCAGCCGTACTATTCTCCGCCTAGAGAAACCATTGCAGCTGTTTCATTCTGCTGTCGGACAGATGTTGGGCTGCAATTTTGGTGCTGCATAATGGATTTGAACCAATGTATGTCCGGTTATGAGCCGAATGCTCTAGCCATACTGAGCTAATGCAACATAAAGACCCAGCTTGATTCATCGTTGCTCTTTGAAATGGTAAAATGTCCAAAAAACCATTTCATCGAGAGCCGGGAATAACGATTGGAGGTTGTAAAAGGAAAATTTCCATGAAAACAAAAGTGAATCGTTGTGCTGCGTGGCGGACTTGAACCGCCTTATTCTGGAAGTCAAGATTTAAAGGGTGAACCAGACCCCATCCAACACGGGACGCAACTTATATATCCCAGCAATGGGAAAGAGCGTGGAAACCATTGCTGGGCAGAAAGGAGAACGCCTGCAAAGCATTCAGCTCTGAGCCGTAAAGCGTGTAGCAGGCATCATGCCGGAGTAGCCAACTCCTTACATGCATTATACCAAAAACAACGATATAAAGTCAATAAATTAAATTATACGTTACCACTTTTTTCAAAATGGCCTTTTTATAGGCTCAATTTTACTGATTCCGTTGTACAGTTCATCGGCAAGCTGTGCCAGACTGTCCGGGGCATCATCGTGCGGAACTTTGCCAAGCTGCGTGAACATCGTCACCTGTTCCATGAACGCTTTGTACTCTTTCGACTGGTGCTTCTCATCGAGGAAATAGAACCGTTTGATGTCTGGCGCATACTGGATGATTCTTGACAGCTTGCTTTGGCCACTGGGCGCACGCTGGCTACGAACAGAGCAGTGATAGCCTTGCTGCCGGAGCTGGCTGTCTACCACGTCACAGTATTCGTCACCGCCGTTGTTGGCTTCGCCGCGCACCACGTTGATTTTGTGCTGGATGATTTTACCCACGACTTCTGGTCTGGTTACGGTTTTGTCGCCGTTATTGAACACAAGGTCAGGGATGAACACGGCATCACCGTACACATAGGCAAAAGGACAAGCCGTGAAGTCGCCGCCGCCCCATGCAATATCCATGACCATGAGCTTGCGATCAGGTTCTCCGTCAGGCAGAACGCCATTGAAATACCGCAGTTCATCGGCAGGGAACAACAGACCTTCACGCACATAGGGCTTGCCCATGTATTTTGCCCACCATGTTGCATCATCAATGCTGGCTTTCATGTCAGCATAGTAGGCATCGTCAAATCCAACGCCATAGTCATAATTGAAGTTGCTGTGTCCGTTCTCGTCCACCGCAGGAATCACGCGGAATCTGTACTTCGGGTTGTCTGCATACTGGTTTTGGATGCGTCCCAGAGGGTCAAGCACGTTCCAGCGTGTACCAACCATCAGTTCTAATGCGCCTTGCTTTTTGCGGTCTTTCAGCTGGTTTAAGTAGGCATCGTACTTGTTGTTCAAGCGCTCAACGTTCAGACTTTCCTCCAAGTCCTCGATCAGGTCATCGCTGTACAGGACGCCGCCCTCGCCAATTTCAACAGCGCCAGTCAGCGTACCGCCAATAGAGCGACAAGTCAGGGTGGGGAAGCGCTTCTTTCGGTTCAGGTCAACACTTTCGTCCTTTGCGCTCTTGTCCACAAGCTGAACGTCAGGAAAGATTTTGCCCCAGTTGTAGGTCACAGGGTCTGTGATGATAGACAGTACTTCGCCGTAGAAGCCGTTGGTCAGCTTATCAGAATGTCCGCTCATGACCGATGCAACGTCAGGGCGGTTGCCCATCAGCCATGTGATGAAAAATATACAGAGCGTACTTTTTCCAGTTCTCGGGGGCTGACTTACCCCAAGAAATTCTACACGATGAAAAAACAAGTCCTCTAGGTCACGAACCAGCGTCAAAAGCACCTTTCTTCGTGGCTGATAGAACTTCTTCTCCGGCGCACGGTTCCATTCAAGGTAGATGCAATAGCTGTCGAACACATCTTTTGCTTCAAACAGGTATGTCCGGCCGATAATGTCATAGATTTTCGCCACATCATCGCCTGTTTTCATCTTGCCCATCATGGCTGCACAGACAGAGCGCAGCTCTCCAGAGTATTTGTAGGCATCAAACCGCTTGTTCTGCGGCAGAGCGTCTCTCAGGTTCACCACCGCCTGAAACCAGTCCTCGTAGACTTGCGCTTCTGTCGGATTCTGCTTTGCATACGCTTTGATGCTGTCAATGATGGCGATACATTGCTTTGGCTGCATAAAAAAATAGGCACCCCCTACCTGAAAATGTAAAGAGTGCCTACAACTGCACAAAAATCAAATATTCGGTTTTATTCTCCGGCTTTGAAATTGTAAATCGGCTTAATATGCTTTACAATATCAACGGTTGGAGAGATTGCGTTGATAATTTCCTGCGCTGACTTATATGCCATCGGGCATTCATCCAACGTGGATTCATCGGCTGACGTAGTATAAATTCCATTCATTTGCTTTTGGTATTCCTCAACGCTGAATGCTTTTTTAGCCGCTGTTCTGCTATATAGTCTGCCAGCACCATGTGGTGCAGAAAAATTCCAATCAGGATTGCCCTTACCAACGCAAATAAGGCTTCCGTCTCTCATATTAAGAGGAATAATCAGCTTCTCACCCTCTCTAGCGGATACAGAGCCTTTTCGGATAATATCATCCGATTCATCAATGTAGTTATGAATGGTTTCAAAGAAGGACGCATGGGTCAGCATAGAATTGATTCCAACGCCGTCTAAAATGGTATGCATAATTCTTGCTCTGTTCATCCTCGCAAAAGCCTGACAAATTCGCATATCATTAAGGTAGGAATCACGTTCTTCGCCTTCAAGATAGCAAAGTTCATTCGGAATATCAGGGAACTGAACATCCAATTCTTTGATTTTTTGCGAGATTTCTTGTTCACGACCCTGCGCTTTCAGTTCCGCAATTAGATGTTCCGTAGCGTCTTTTCTTTTATTCTTTCCTTTAAGATTTGAAATGGCTACGCTTTGATGATATTCTGCGACTTGCTTCCCAAGATTTCTGCTTCCAGTATGGATAACAAGGTACTGGTTTTTTTCTTCATCTTCGTCCAGCTCGATAAAATGATTGCCACCGCCCAAAGTACCCATGCTACGAAGAATCCAGTCAACATTATGTAGGCTATCTTTGCAATCAAGCTGGCCAAGGAAAGAATCCGACATTTTCTGCGATTCGTGAACATTCATTCCAGCCGGAACTCGTTCTCTGATTACTTTATCTAACTTTTTCGGGTCGATGTGTTCAATTCCAAGTTCAGCGACAAGCATTCCGCAGCCAATGTCCACGCCTACAATATTCGGAATGACTTTCTTGCCCAAGTTTGCCGTAAACCCAATTACACACCCGGAACCAGCATGAACATCTGGCATAATTCGAATTTTGCATCCGTCAACAAAGCTCTGATTACAAAGCGTTAAAATCTGCTCAGATGCCTTATCTTCAATATTGTCCGTAAACACCTTTGCAGACGCATATTTTCCTTCAATCGTTTTCAACTTGTTCTCCTTTCTCATTCAGTTTTATTCTAGGTTGCGAATAATGTCACCTGTTCTGTTCAGCAATCCGATACCATGTCTGGCGGGTTACGCCAAGCTGCTTTGCAGCATCCGTGACCGTCAAAAGATTTTGCGAAACCTTTTCGTAAAGCTCCTTATACAAGGAAACATTATAAGAGGTAGGTTTTCTACCCTTATATTTTCCAGCAGCTTTTGCCTTTGCGATTCCATCAAGAAATCTTCTCTTATATTCTGTTTTATCTTCTTCTGCGTCAACAATCGGATAGCCTTTTTCCTTCAGCTTATATTTTGTCGAAATCTCCATCGCTCTTGCAACATCTCTAGGCAATTCATCAGAGATTTTCAGAGTGACGCATTCGTACTTATCCAAAAACTGTTTGAATGTCTCGCTCCTCTTGTTAATGTCTTTGTATCTTCCTTTTCTGCCCATGCCAACATAAAATGGCGTGAGTTCTTTGCGTTCAATGAAAAACCAGATATACACGCAATAATGATTTTCATCTTCTGACAACTTTTCCATTTGCTTTTCAAAGTCCATATTTTCTCCTTTGTTATTGCAGACTTTCCAAAGAAATGGTATAATACTTCTGCTACCATTTCTTTCTGTTTTGAGAATGGTGGTGGTTACTTTGGCGGTAGTTCTGTGGTGGGGCTACCGCCTTTTCTATTAAAAACTGCAATCGCAATTTTTACAAAATAGGTTCTTGCTTTCCTTTCACCCATTCATCACTTTTACCGTAACGGTAATAGCCCTCATAGGTCTTTCTGTTTCCAAGAATTGATTGAATTGTGCTAGAGGTAAACGGCTTTCCGTTTCTGCCGCAGTAGCCTTCTTCATTCAATCTGTCTGCTACGCCACGAATTGTATTGCCAGCATCACGCAATTCAAAAGCACGCCGAACAATTATTGCTTCATCTTCTTTAATTGAGAGTTCACCATCCTTAACTTCGTATCCCATCGGAGCCTTGCCACCGCTATAGCCGCCGCTTGCAGCCTTAATGGCTCTGCCACTAGAAGTCCTTTTCGTGATGTTCTCACGCTCCATTTGAGCGCAGCAAAGGGTAAACGCTTCAAGCATTGTAGAAAAAACTCCCATTTTCCCAAAATCTTCCGCAACGCTAATGAGAGAAATCTCTTTTTTGAGCAGAAGCATCTTGTAATAATAATAAACGTTGATGTCTCTTGCAACTCGATCGCTTTTTGCAACAACAACCGCTTCATACGGAGGATTAGAAACATCGCCATACACGATACTGTCAAATCCCGGTCTTTCCTTTGCACCGGATTCACCAGCATCAGTAAACCACTTGATGATATTCATATCATTCTTGCGGCAGTATTCTTCGATTTGCTCTTTCTGGGCTTCCATTCCGAATTTATCTTCACCACATTGCCCATCTGTGGAAACTCTGACATACGCAGCCACATTTTTCATTTTTACCAGCTCTCTTTCTTGACCCTATTATACACCATGTACGTTTAATCGTCAAGATAAAGTTTGCGTATTTTCAACTTTTTACTATCAATAGGGTGGTCAGACGGCTGTAAACTTTTTCGTTGCTTTACAGTCTGTATACTCAAATAGTAGCCTTACGAATTATCGAAAAATATACTTTCGATTGCCGCCATTAAAGTAAACTAATCCGTTTACAAAATCACTATCAAATAACGTAAATTTACGTTAGAATGCGTAAAATGTCACAAATGTATGAGTAAATTATACAAATTGGGCTGTTGGCAACTATATACCAAGCATCTATAATCTAAGACAGCAGAACACACGATGAATCAGCCAACAACGGTAGATTTATCCTTTGTGGCATAAAAAAATAGGCCGTCAGCACGACCGACCAAAGTAGCACTGACGACCTATTCCACCACAAAACAGAAGCTGCGCAACCAAGGGCGCAGTCTCGGTTTCTGTTAATTATTATAGCAGAAGCAGACAACTTCTGCAATAGAAAGGAGCAAAAAACATGAAATTTCCCACGACAACCGAAGAATTTCTGAAAACCATCGCACACGGCAAAGAGCCGACCAGAGAGGACAGAGAGTACGCAGAAGCGCTGGGTAAGCTGTCCGAACTGAACTACCGGGCAGGGTACGAAGCGGGAGCAAACAAAAATAAGGGCTGAGTTTTGTGCAAGTCTACAAATTTTGACGTCAACGCTATCGAGTGCTATATGTAGCACTTCTTTTCTTGACTTAACACAAAATAAGGTTATACTAACATCACCAGCAAATGAAAGGAGGTGAATAAACATGAGTAGTCCTTACGCCGAGCGGTTCAAGCGAACGCTGACGATCAGTATGACTGACAAGCAGTTTGAACATTTGCAAGCGTATTGCATCAAGAAGCGTGTCTCGTTGTCCTTTGCGCTTCGAGATGCGTTCTTTACGCTGCATCCCATCCCGGAGATCGATGAAAACGAAAAATGATACGTTCGCTGAAGTTTGGCGACAGAAGCGAACGTATCATAAACAACACTGGAACAAGCTGTTCCAGCCTTATTATAGCAGGAATTGGCTTGTTCCGCAAGAACCATAGGAGTTTTTATGGAACAAAAGGTTAAATATGCTATCAATCTTATTAGCGAAAACGGACAGGTTGTCGTTTCCAGCCGTGAAGTAGCGGAGAACTTTGGAAAAGAGCACAAGCACGTTCTTCGCGACATCGAAAACCTGATGGGAGGAGAGCCCAAAATTGGACTGTCCTCTATGTTCTTCAAATCGGAGTACCTTTCAGTCCAAAACAAAGCGCTACCTGAGTATCTGATGAATCGCGATGGGTTTACGCTCCTTGCTATGGGATTCACCGGAAAGGAAGCCCTTGAATGGAAGCTCAAGTACATTGATGCTTTCAATCAGATGGAGCAGAAACTCACTAACCCGGAGCCTGAATCCACGGAAATGCTGTTGAGCCGCGCTCTGATCGCCGCTAACAGTGTTATCGATACGGAGCGTAAGAAAGTAAAGGCTCTGCAAGCGGAAAACGCCAAGATGAAGCCTGATTCCGATTACGCAAAAGCGATGCTACTTTCCGATGAAAGCCTGACTACCACGCAGATTGCCATGAACTACGGCATGAGCGCACGAAAGCTGAACAAGATTCTTAGAGAGCTTGGCATCCAGCATACAGTGAACAAGCAGTGGATTCCTTACCAGAAGTATCTTGGCAACGGATACGTTGTCGGGCATCCGATCGAGCTGCCGAACGGCAAGACAAAAGAGGTCACTCGCTGGACAAGAGCAGGTCAGAAGTTCATTTACAGCAAGCTCAAAGAAGCGGGCTATCTGCCTGTTGGTGAGCAGATTAGAATGGAGAAGTGCTGATGGACTACTCGGAAGAAATGTTTCGGCTACAAGCTGAGAATGAAGAGCACAAAGCCGTTTTAGAAAAAAGCCATGAAATCCTTAATCAGGCATTAGAAATCATCATGCCAGAGGATAAGCGGTCAAGAGAAGTTGTAAGTGTAGCACTAGCAACGTCCGTACAACATTTTTGCGAGGACAGCTATTCAATGGGATACAATGATTGTTTGCTCGACATTCTCAGGGAAAAGGAAGAAGTCAGCGCTCCTATCATGTTTCCAACACTTAAATCGTAAATAGCCCATAAGAAAAGCCAGTGGTTAGAGAGCATCTAGCCGCTGGCTTTTTGCGTTATGCGTTTATTCCTCTACAAGGTCTGCGTACTTGACTTCAATACGGGGCAGTTCATCGGTAGTGCTGGTCAATGCTCTGGTGATTTTCTCAAGCCCGGTGAACTCACCGTAGACGTTGATAATGTCATCTTCCAGAATCTTCACGGCATCGCCACCACGCTTATCCAGCATATAATACTCGTCATCGGCATATAATCCGTATCCGCTGTTGTCCGTGTAAGTTCGCCATGCTTTTTCGCTGCCGGAGAAGTTTGCGTCAATAATCTGCGAGACCTTCACCTTGACTACAATCTTAGTGCCTTCATACTTTTCAGGATAACGGCACAGCTCCTTATAGTCCACAGTCTGACACTCTGCCTTGTAATCGTCCTCGCTGATCTCAGGCACAACAGATGCAACGGAAGAAGCGGTGGATGCACTTGCCTTAGTGGTGCTACTGCTTGCAGAGCCGTCAGAACTGCTGCTAGAGCCGCCAATGGCAGACAGAACAATCAATACGATAATAGCGATGAACCACCAACGCTTGTAAATTGGCGGTTTATTCTTACCGCCACACTGAGGGCAGACCTTTGCACTTGCGGCAATCTCTGCACCACAGTGCTTGCACGTTGTCATTTTACTTTTAGCCATTGTAGATTCCTCCCTTTCAAGGCTTGTAAGGCAAGTATAGCACAGAATACAGACCCTTTGTAGGGGTCTTTTTGTTTTTGCGCGAAATTTTTGAGATTGGCAATAGGGGGTGGGGTGTTTTGCGCAGAAAAGAGGGGGTGGTGAATCACCATCCCTTTAATAAAACGTCTTTTTTGAATTTTTTCTACGCGAGGTGTCGACCACCCCACCCCCGGCTCGCCCCATATACCCCAGAGGTGGAGACCCCAGCCCAGCGCACCCGGACAGACTGAACAGCACAGGCAGCAGGGCAGGCCGTGCCAGATGCAAGGCAGACCACGCCACGCACCGACACACACGCCCAAACGCTGGACACGCTGCACCGGTCTGCTCCCGATACCAGACAAGCCGCGCCGGGACGATCGGACAGTGTGCGGGGCGTGGAGCGTACAACGCCTGTATGTTGCACACGCAACATTTTTATGTGCTTGTACGTTTAATCTTGAATATACTATTGACTTGTACGTTTAATCATGTATAATAGTAAATGTACAGAGGATGTACATTACCACACCACCACAAAACAGGAGGACAAAAACCATGAAAAAGACCATCGACTATACCGCACTTGCAAATACCATCCGCGCCGAACTCAACGCCCGCCACGATCGCAGCGCATGGGATAAGGCCGTCACGTTGTACGCTCTCGACCTGTTGGACGATGTGCAGGAGTGTGCAGACAATATGGAGCGCCTGCCCCTTGACGGTGCAGAGCTTGAGCGGTGGGCGCTCAACGGTGCAAGCTGCTGGGAGCAGTACAGCAACGGCGGATGCTCCATCTGCTACAATGCCGATATCGCCGCCCGCGTCTGCACCCCCTCCGAACTCAAGCGCACCGACGGCGGCATGAACAACCCCAACAGCCGGGAAACGTGGCTTGACGTGCAAGCCCGCGCACTGTATCAAGCCTGCAACCGTATCCGCACCATCTGCCGCACCAACGGCCTGTATTGCAAGGGGGTGCAGTAATATGCTGGTACTTGATGCAACCCAGTGGGCCGCCCTTTGGTATGTGGGCGGCATGATTAGCGGCGCATTGGTAATGATTGCATTTCTCAACAGCTAATAAGGAGGGCATAAAAATGACGACGTTTGAAGAAAAAGTGAACGCATACCGTGAAAACAAGCGGATGATTGAAGAGTTAGAAGCAATGAATGACGCTGTAAAGGCTGAAATTATTGACATGATGCACGGTGCACCGGAAATGGTACAGGGCACTGCAAAGGCCATTTATAAGGACGTGCAGAGCGTCCGACTTGATAGCAAGCTTTTACAGGCCGCGCACCCGGATATTTATGCAGAGTGTAGCAAAAGAACCGTTTACAAACGGTTTAGCGTGGTATAAGGGGGCGCAAATTATGTTATACTATCGGATTCCGGCAGGGCTTGACGGGCGGGCGGTTGTGTCCGCTGGTGCCTATTGTGGCAAGGTCAAGCGGTATCTAATCGGCGGTGAGCTGTACACGGCTAAAGAGTGCGCCCGCTATGGTATCAGCACGGCAGGGCTTGAGCCTGTCACAATCTCACAGCGCCGCACCTTTACCAATTTTGGCGTTAGGATGGAGGTACACACATGAATGTAGCAGTAATGCCAATTACAAACAGTTTAGCATGATATAATGGATGGTATAATAATAATGACTATTTTTGACAACATCTTGTTAAAGCTGGCCGACTGTGCCAAAACTCACAATAGCATTCAAACGCAGCAAATTGAATGTGACACCATAGACAAGTATAACGCTGGGCTTTTATCTCCCCACGAATTTCATGCACTTTATGGCGTGGCGTTTAGTATCAGAGAGGAGATTTTTTCAAAATGATATTTTCTTGCATTCTGTTTTTCTTTTGGTTTTTCTCCGCACTGTTTAAGGCGTCCAAGTGATACCGCCCGGATACTTTAGCGGGGCTGCACCGTAAAGCAACCCCGCCCCAGAGCCCAAAAGGGCAAAAATATTTTTTGAAAATCCTATCTAAAGGACTACAAGCATGATATACTAAAGTAAAGGGGCAAGGCCCAGAAAGTGAGTGAAAAAGCATGATGATTAAAAGCATTTATGAGTATGACACGGGCGATGGAATTATTTGGAGTCCCAACGGTTGCGGCATTGAGCATCACAAAAAAGACTGCCCCCGACTTTCAGAGCTTGAAGTAAGATGTGAGCGCATGAGTGACAGCGATTTTTTCGAGGCTATCCAAAGCGCTGAGTGGCGCGAGGCTCATATCTACAACCCAGACAAAGACCCCCGCTATGACTGGGTGAAAAGAGTCACAGGATTAAAACACATCAGATAAAGGAGGTTTTACAATGGCCGTACATGATAGAAATTTTTATAAAAGCATCATCCGCAAGATGGTTAAAAGCCAGCTTGATAAATATGAAGAGGAAGGCTATAAATACACATTACTATACAATTCATATACAAATGTTTACTGTTTGTACTACACCGCCCCAGGTGAAAAAGCTTGGAGCTGTGCAGCGATTGAAGCCAGCGAAATCTAATATATATGCCCGGATCGTGGCCGGGCTTTTCTTTTGCCTTGCGCCTGCTGAGGGTGCAGGGCTTTTATTTTGCCCTGCTACAATACAACCCCATACAAGCGTTTACAACACGTTTTGTGCTGTTAATGCAGTTATACCACACACGCCATAAAACAGCGAACAGGGCTTTACAGGGGCATTTTCTGCGATTGCACCAACTCAACAGCCAGCAATACCAGACTAGCACAAGCGGCTATAACATCGCCTGCGCCACGCTGGAGCGTATCACAGCGCCGCAACGCCTCCAGCATATACCAGATACCAACGCCACGCCGGGACGCTGCACAGGCCAGCACAGCCGCCCTATTATAATAAGGTATATAAAAAGGCGTAGCGGTGCGCCTGTTATGGATCCACGCCATCCCGGCGGCGTCTCGATACTGCCCACGCCCGGCGGCTTGCAATCTGGCGCCGGGTCAGTCTGGCCCCTCCACCCGGCGGGGCAGTCCAGCGGCAGGGGCGTGGCGGGCGGCGCGGAACCATTGGCGGCTACCGCCGTATCTCTTTTCGGGCTTTCGCCCGATAGCTAATAGAGGTCAGCAATAGTCGCAGCGTTCCGGCTGGAATAGTCGTAGCCAATAGTCGTAGTTTCTCCAATAAAATAGTCGTGGAATAGTCGTAAAGTCGTCAGATGACCAGCATTTGAAAGTCCTATATATCGTATAGCAGCAAATCGTCCACTGATAGTCGTAGAGTAATAGTCGTAGCGTTTTCTTGCGAATCATCGTCAAATAGTCGTGTATTTTTTGTGTGAAATAGTCGTTCTCCTTTTAGAGAAAGAGAGATGCGATAGTCGCTAAGTCATCCGACCACTCCAAAAATCAACTCTCGTTCCAATTTCGCATAATTTATTCCTCTGCTAGTTATATCTATTTCGTATAATAGCCGTGCTTATTATAGTATACAGATATAGTTACTCCCGATAATCACGGATTATTTCGTATAATAACTCGTATCATCCGATTCGGTCTGTTCCAGCTCGATTTAATTTCCAGTAACGCACTATGGTATTTCAATCAATTCATAGTATTTTGCTAGGAATAGCAAATGCAACATTTCTACATATTCAACCGACTATAAAATTAAGTCAATTCTCCATGTGAAATAGTCGCAGACCATTCATCAGCCCGAATCTCCCGCCAGTTCTCGCCTACGGTCTGCTCTGCTGGCTAACGGTGTAGCTTTGGAGATAGAGGGTTGTAGGGGGAAAGAACCTTTGCAAAAAACATCTGGTTGTAATTTTCAGTTGTCGCAGTTGTCGCACCATTTCAGCGTGGGGGCCTCAAACAATTTATTTGTTTGAGGGGGGAGTTAGGGGGATTATAGGGGGTAATAGGGGTTGTAGGGGGAAGAGGGGGAAGAAAGGGGGGAAGATTGGATGCAAACGCATCATGTGCATCCATTTGCATGCAAACGCATCACGCTGATAGTCGTAGCCATATCAGTCCAAACGCCACTCGATCGAGGCGGTTCCTGTTCAAAATCAGACCTTGCCGTTTTCTCTCGATAAATAACAGACGGAAAAAGCACGGAATAGTCGCAGAGGGTAGTTTTACCACCTGATGCCATTCCATGCTTTCTAATACAGTAATTTTGTAGCCGTGCAAGCTAAGATTAGATATTCTTGCTCTTTCGTGCCTTCTTGTTCTCTCGTGCCTTGCGCAGACGTTCTTTCAATGCTGAATGCTGCTCTTCGCTGATTTCACGAGTGATGGGCGAGCGGAACTTCACAAGACGTTTCGGCATAGAATAGGTCTTGGATTCCTTACACCGCTTGGCAGACAGTTTCTCCATGAACTTGTATGTATCAGGAAACTGCTCACAGAGCTTGTCAAGCTTGCGAATGTAAACCTGGTCTGCTGTGTAGACTTCTGCGGTATCCTCCGCTGCGTTGAAGGTGATGATGGTTTCACGTTCGATGTTGGTAAGTGCCATAGTTGTTTTCTCCTTTGCGTTATTTCTTGTTGATTTTCTTCTTTGGGCAAGATTCAGGAAATTCATCGTAGCAAGCCCAGCACGGGATGGTCTTACGGCAAATCAGCCGTTCTTCCCTTTCGCGCTTTTCACGTTCTTCTTGCTCCTTGCGTTCTTTCTCATGCCGTCTATGCGCATTGGCAATGATGATAGCATGGACAGCAGCCATGTTTGGAACCATAGTTTTTTCCTCCTGTATTTTGTGTAGTGGAAAATATTTATAGGGTTCAGACGGTAACTTTATCGCCCAGACCATGTTATCTGTTTTTCTTGCCTATTCTACTGTGACGATACAAGCGAAGAAACGATGCTAAGCTACTATCACTCAATCGCTTCGTATGTTTTCTCGAAAATGTCAGGTTTACACGGGTAGATTTCGCCATTTACGCCACGAATGATATAATCGCCAGTTCTCGCAATCATAGTCCCTTCAAGCGTTTTAATCTCGCACCACGCAGGGTCATCGTGAAACTTTCCGAAATCATGCGTGATAATATCATTGTTACTTACTGCATCCCAGAACCAATCTTCTCCAACAAGGCCTCGTGCATTGAGCTTGAATGCTTCGATAACAACTGGCTTCTTTCGGTATTTCATGCTTGTTCTCCTCTCGTTACATCCACACGCATTCTTTGAACTGCTGTGTTTCCATCTGGAACGTGATGTCCAGCACCCCCACGTTGCCCTCTTTGTTTTTCTCAAGCGCAAAGTGATAATGCTCTTCTGGTCTCTTTTGCGTTTTTACTTTCTGTGCCAGCAGGATGATTGCATCTGCGTCCTGCTCGATTTGCCCGGATTCTCGCAGGTCTGCGGCAGTCGGTGGGATGCCCGCTCTTGCGGTCTCTCGATTGAGCTGTGCAAGTGCTACCACCAGCGTTCCTGTGGACTGTGCGAACTCATGCAGCGCCATGCTGATTTCCGTGATGGCACTGTATCGATCTTTCGCTCCGGCTTGATGGATGAGCTGCAAATAATCAATAAACACTACTTTTGCCTGCATCCTGATGGACTGCGTTCTAATCCATCCTACGCTCTTACCAGCGGCAGAGCGGACGAATAGCGGGTATTTCTTGATAGCCGCCAGCCGGTCAAGCTCGTTAATGCTGACAGTCTTGTTTTTGACCGTGTGCAGCGGTACGCCTAGCTGGTTTGCGATGATACGAGCGTAGAGCGTATCTGGGTCTGTCTCTAGGCTGAAATACGCCACTTTGCGTCCGTTCTTGGCTATTTCACAGGCAAGTTGTAGGGACAGAGCGGTCTTACCAGCAGACGGTCTGCCGCCGATCACAACGAAGTTGCCCGACACAAGATGCAAGTTGTTGTCTAGCACTTTAAGCCCTGTGCTGATATACTCCGGTTTATTATCCAGCTTGCGGATGTAATTATCTATACCGTCACACATCGGGATGAAATCGCTTATCTCGTTGTGTAGGTTGATAGCTTCGCCCAGCTGTTCATAGATGCTTGTCAGGTCTGCGTATCTTGTTGAGCCATCAACGATTTTGAATGCAATTTCTCTGGCTCTGGACAATGCTGCCTGTTCCTTAACGATTCTCGCCCATCCAAGCATCATGTCGTGGGTTACGTTTCGGATGAACTCTGCGCCAAAGGCATCCAAACATTCGCCCATTGCTTTCTTGCAGTTATCGTACCGCCCCATGACTTCTACTGGATTCCACTTGTCGTTGTGTTCCCAATAGCCACGAATGGCAGCGAATGTATCACGTAGTTCTGGGCAAAAATCGTCGATTTTAAGGTCTTGCAGTACATCGGCGTATTCCGAAAACGTGAGGACTGCTCCCAGCAGGATGTATTGGGTCTGATTTTCAATATTCACCGCAGAAAGTCTCCCTCGTCAGGCAAATCAGCCATTGTCTGCTGATAGCCACCGTTCCAATCCTTCACGTTACGCATCCAGTTCCGTGCAGCAGCTTTCCAGTCCTTCATAGGCGATTTACCGACCTTCCATCCATTCGCTGTAAAGTGGTCAACAAACCGCTCTGCTTCCGATTCCATGTAGCCCTTATCGGAAAAGTATTCTCTGGCTTGCTCAATAGTCGGTGCTTTGAAGCGTTTTACTGGTTCTTTTTCTTTCTCACATTCTTTCTTTAATCCATATTCCTCTTCCTTATCCTTATCCATAGGAAGAGAGGGTTTTTCAGTGGCTTTTTCATTTTCGGAAAGGGGGCTTTTTGATTCTTGAAAAGGGGGCTTTTTCGGTCTACCACCATTTTTACCGTATTCATGTAATTTTCTACTCGAATCCAGCGTGGGTTTCACCAAAATCCACATCGGTTTCATTGATTTTTTGAGTGGAAGTTCTATGCCGTTGATGCCATATTGGACGATTGCATAGACAAAATCCTTGCAATCTTTCTCACTTAATTCGCTTGCAGCGTCAAGATATGATGCAAAAAACTTAAAATCTTGTGCCATTTTTAGCCCTCTTTGTAGCGTTTGTTCCATTCTTCGATAGCATTTTTCAGCGAAAAATTGTCTCGCACGGTATTCCATACACACTTGTCCATCTACATCACCTCATACCATCGGAAACGCCATCCAATGCGTCACCGTCACACCTTCCGGCAATCTCTCGCCTTATCTCATCCCAGAACTGACCGTCTGCGTAACAGCCGAGAAAGTACGCTGTCGGCGAGAATCCTTGCAACATTTTTCCTTCTTTATCACGCCACGTTGTCTTAGTTGCAAGCAACAAAGGTTGCGTCCGCTCTCGTGGCCGTTCGCTTGCCGGATGCCAGAGTGTGTTAGCCATTGTCTTTTACCTCGATTGTTGGTGCAGTGTCGATGTAGTCAAGCACATCGTCTAACGACAAGCCACCTATTGTTCCATCGTTATACTCCTGAATCCACGCCTCGATGTTTTGACGTAGTTCGTTAGCATCAATCGGTCTGGCTTCCATCGCCCTTCCTCCTTTCAATCTCCGTTCCACACACCATCCGGGCGCATCTTTGCAAACGCCAGCAGACCGTAAAGCGCACGTTTCGCATTGCCTTCTGTTGCGTTCCAATAGTCGCTATCGTCTACATCGTCGCCCAGTGCGGCAATAGCCTTTTCCAACATCGGGATGCTCTCTGCGCCTGTTTTGCCATAGATGGAGCGGATGCCGCCCTCACCAAACACTTCCGGTCGATAATAGAAGTGACCGTAATTATAGGTGACGTTGAGCCACAGTTCTTTTGTGCCACCCATAGCGCGCATACCACCTGCGATAAAATGCGTACTATCCGCTTTGAGCGGTTCATGCGTTACTGGGTCGCATAGCGAAATATCATAGCTCATCTTTCTTCTCCCATTCCTTGCATCCACGTTCGTCCCACACGAAGTCTGCAACGTGTTCTGACTGGTCATTCACGCACACGCCCTCCGGCTCTGCGTACCATTTGCAAGAGCCACAGGACGGCTCGGATTTGTTCTCACAGGATTCTGCTGTGCATCGGATAGCTTTACCAGCAGAGAACTGCTTGATGCCAATGCAAGAGCAATGTTCGGTGGTGCAGTAGAAGTTCATTCGATTTTCCTCCAGCCAATACGTTCGCATTCACCCACTGTTACTGGGTCGCAACGGTGGGTGACTATTTCAATGGGCACTTCACCAGATATAAACACATTTACAGTTTTTGTTTTTTCAAAAATTTTTTCAGCCGTACTACGAGATAGGTTACCAAATGTAGCAATATTAAACACGGCATGGCATTGTTTGCATCTATAGATTCCGAGCAAAGTCATTTTCTCATATCTCTCTTTCCTCTGTTGAACCGTCCGATCACTCGCTTATACTCTGCATAGCATTCCGGGCACAGGTCGCCTGTGTCTCTGCGCCACGCCCAGTCCTTGAAGTATTCGTCAGGGTTCATCATCCTGCCGCCCAGAACTGCTCCGCAGCGGTCGCATACTCGCTTGTGGTAGATTCCTCTGTCAGTTTGCATTAGCCGTCCTCCCCAACGTCCTTAAACAGGATTTCTTTGTCGGTTTTCCAGTCTTTGATTTTGCACGGAATGTCCGTGCCGGGCACGGTCTTTTTCAGACCGTCCATCTGCCAGATATTCCACGAGATGGTGTCTGCAATGCAATCAAGAAACGCAGGCATACAGCTAATTTCAAGCCGTTTTGCATCAAACCGATACCTGAAATTTTCAATCAATGTTAGAAACAAGTTGCACCGTGCCAGCAAGAGATTGTCCCCCTGCCACTCATAGCCGTATGTCGATGTGTAGGCATCGATTGCCCAGCTCATCCATGCGTCATAGTCATGGAACCGTTCCGAAAGGACTTTCAGCTTCCTATCCAGCAGACCTATTCTATCCGGCACGGCAATCATCTGCCCTGTTGTGGTATCGTATCGGCTTGTGAGGAACGGCGCTTCGCCACAGGTGATTTCAAGACAAGTTTTGCTGATGTACTCCTTCCAGCCCTCGCCCTTCAGGTCTTTTTCGGCAACGTCTGCCATCTTCTTGCAAACCCAAGTCGGCGTAAACACCTCTGCTTTCTTGCTGGTGCGCTTCTTCTGGTCTGCAAGCCGTTTCTGCACACGAGGGACAAGCTGAACCTTGTCTAGCTGTTCCATCGTGATTTCATCTGCAAAACCTACGCCCAATTCAGGCGGCGGGTCTGTCGCCCAGATGATGTTCTTACCTGTCGTGTGGTCTTGCAAGAGAACAGGCAGGAACGTGCGTAGACACGGGTCGGAAAAGTCAATCAATGTTCTTTGTTCTTTCAAGAACAATTCTTTCAATTTGTTTCGCTTCCTCTCCTGAATAGATAATTTCTTTGCACTCATTGCAATACCATCCGCTTAAATTTTTTAACGTTACACATTTTCCGTTATGTCTGAATTTTTGCGTGTAGTCGTGGCGAAAAATCATTTTCGAACCACAAGTGGGGCATTCTGTCATGTTTATCCCTCCGCTTCCGTAAGCCTATAAAAACGCTTTTCTGTAATTCCTAATAGCATTGCAGCTTCTTCCATTGTCATTCCACCATTTATCCACGAAAAATATACTTCGTCAAAATGTTCAGGTTTTTTTAATTTTCTTGGTTTCGGATTTTCTTTTGGCTGTGGCTTTGGAATTTTCACGCCAGCAGGAATCCTTTGCCTTGCGTATGTGTAGAATGTTCCATAAGGAAGCCCGCATTTCTTTGCTGCTTCTGTTCCTGCAATTTTTCCATTTAGATACGCTTGGAACGCTTCTTCAAATCCATCTGGCAATTCTTTCTTTGGACGACCGAACCTAACCCCACGAGCCATTGCAGCATCGATGCCCTCGCGTTGACGTTGCCTAATACTTTCTCGTTCTGTTTGTGCAACAAAAGCTAAAAGCTGTAGCACAATGTCGCTAATAAGCGTTCCCACAAGATTTTTGTCTGCTCGTGTGTCTAACAACGGCATATCCAATATTACAATGTCAACGCCCTTTACTTTGTTTAGTTGTCGCCACTGTTCCTGCACATCTATGTAATCTCGTCCCATTCGGTCAAGACTTTTAATAAAAAGAACATCGCCTTTTTTTATTTTTCTTTTCAACCGTTTCCACGCAGGGCGGTCAAAATTTTTGCCGGACTGCTTATCTACATAGATACTTTTTTCTTCAATTCCGGCTTCTTTTAATGCGATTATCTGCCGGGCTTCGTTTTGGTCGGATGAACTCACACGAGCATACCCATAGTTCATTTTTTCTGCCTTCCATTCACTGAACTTTGATTCTTTTTCTCATTTTATTTTTCATTGGTCAGCCCTCACCATGATTTTGTTCTTTTCTTTAAGCCAGTCCTTGACGCAATGAAAGCAATGCTCACGGTTCTGGCAACGCTCCGGGTCACGATGCTTGATAAGCTCGCAGATGCCCCGCGTAAAGTTTTCTGTAATATCTTCGTCCGTCATGGAGCGGATAAAATCGCCGTTAGTCATTGTCTCCTACCTCTCTGTACTCCACGTCAATCCCTTTCGGCAAAGCCGTCTGGTACTTCTGGGCGAGCTGCTCTGCACTCTGGGCATCGCCCAACGGCTGCTCAGGTGGCGCAACGGTGACTTCCACGTTGTCACGCATACCAAAGTAGTTCTTGGCTCGGAAAATCCACTCTGCCGGGTTCTCCTGACCATACATACCGTTGTACGCCCACATGGACTGCATTTGCAGAATCAGCTTCAAGATGTATTTCTGCTGCAAGCTATCGTCACGGCGCTTGCCCGCCATAATCTGCTTCAGGCTCACCCATTCGATGCCCAGCACCAGTGCAATCCATTCCACCACAGGGGAGATTCTAGCTTCGATGCAAGCGTCAAAAAAGAAGTCAAGACGTTGCTGCACTTCAATCGGGTTGTTCATGTCCACGCTTGGAAGGTCGCCAAAATATTTGGCTGCAATCATACCGATGACTTTCTTATCCTCTTCATCGCCGATTCTCGATTGCAAATCGCCTGTGTTCAGCATCTTAGACCTCGTGATCGCTAACTCCTGTTGTTCTTTCACCTTTTTACTCACCTGTGAGCGGATAGATTTCCGCTTGTTAAGCATCTGTTGTTTCTTCTTTTCACGCTCTTTCTCACGCTTCGCAGCGGCTTCTTCTTTTGCCTTTTGCGCCCGCTTCTCACGCTTTTTCTTTTCAGCTTCGGTCAGCGGCGGTCTGCCACGACCACGCTTCGGGGGTGTTGCCATGTATCAGACCTCCTTTGGCGGTTCAGGAAGATACGCCCAATGAGTTACATCTCCAAGTACAATGCACTCGTTGTGCTCTTGCCATAATCCGTCATAAGATAAAAATGCAATTTCAATGCCGAACTTTTCTCTTTTTACGAGAACTTCTTTGTCTTTTTCGGGTAAAACTTTCTTGGCATCAAACCATATATTGGCGGGTTCAGATTTTTCCAATACGTTGGCTAAATCTAAAAACACATCTCCAATGCTGTTTCTGATTTGCCCTTGTATGTATACGATGAAGTTTTTGTTATCCAAAAGCGACTTCGCTTCATTCTTTTTTTCAACGCCAACAGTTTTCCACGCCGCAATGATTGGCTCAACATCAACCAGTTTCACGCTCTCACCTCTTCATTTTCGTTTCGATGTTGTCCAGCTTCCATGCAATCTGCCATACGGAACAGCAGTTGTCCAACTGTCGCCACCATGCGCACTTTTCTTTCTCGCATACGCACCGACCAAGCGGATTGCTGGTCATCTTCATCGGGCAGTAAAGTTCGTTGTCCATTAGTACTCCTTTTCGATATGAACCCTTGCAACGCCGACCATCGCATCATCGGAGCAGCTCATAATCCTGCCGTTACGGAGCGACACGCAGTTATATATAGTGCCATTGCAAAAGATGGGGTTGCACGTAATCTCACTTGTCTTCATATTAAGTTCGCCTTTGTAGTAAAACGGCTCTCCTTCCTTGAGCGAATCAAAACGAACTCTCTGTTTGCCATGCTCTCCACGAATTTCCATTTTTACCTCCCAAGAAATACAAACGCCCACTTCATCCATTCGGGAATGTCTGCGGAAAACAAGCCCTTATACATAAAGATAGAAAGTGCGATAGACGAAACCGCCGCGACCGCAATAAAAGCGATTACAACGCCTTGCAGAATCGCAAACTTTCTACGGCTTCTTTCCATCCTCTTTTCAATGTCATATCTGTTCATGTTTTTACCTCAACCCCATCACAACTGCCGTACAAACGACCAGACACACGTTGACAAACAGCCAGACAAGCATTGCCTGACGTTCTTCAAACAGGTTGTCTGCCGTGTTCTTGATTGTCCGTTCGGACTGAACTACCACCGCCAGCAGGACTAGGCAAACCAGCCAGCGAGTTGCAAATTCAAACATTGTTATCAGTTCCACCTTTCTCTCAGCTCTTTTTCGACCTGCTCTGACTTTGCTGTGATGTAATCTGCAAACTCGTCAGGGGTCATGTCCTCTTCTTTGAACTTGCCGACCATCTCCCAGTATCTGTCACCAATACGGATGATTTTCTGCACCTGTTCATCGGTCAGGTCTGCATCGCACCGAAGGTTCTGAATCAGTGCGCCCCATGTGGCAGCAATTCCATCCAGAGCCATGCGGAATCCGTACAACTGGTTCTGCCGTGCGATTTTGCGGAGGTTGGTCGGCTTGATCTGCTTGCCACACAGTTGGCAGTTTCCAAATTTATTCATCTGACTGCTCCTTTGCTTCAAGGCGAGAGAGCCAACGCAGAATGTCCGAAAATTTCTTGCTCACTTCTGTTCTCCTTTCAGCCAGTCGTTCAGTTTTGCCATGCAAGAGGGGCAAAGGCGATACTCGTAGTCACACGGAACACCAATACCCCACACACGCATCTCAATGTCGGTGAAATTGTTATATTCGTATAAAGGATACGTCTCTCCGCATCTATCACACTTAAGTGCCTCTCCCATGTTCTTTCTCCAATCTCTTTAGCAGCCCGTCCACGTCATACCGCCAATGGACACGCAACCTTTTTGCTTTGACCTCTATCCCCTCTTGCTCTGCCCACTGCCAAGGGATGCTCTTGCGGCTCTCGTTGTAACGGAACGCCAGAACCTTGCTGGCAGGGATTGCAAAGGTGCGGTCGACCGCCCTGTAATTTACTATCACATGGGCGGTCTGACCGCCGTACCCCATCGCATCCACCATGTCAGTGATGTGCTTTTCCTTGCGGTACTTGCACTTTGCCTTGTCGTACTTGCCGAGCACCTTTTCCAGCGGGATAGAGGGCGTTTCGATGGTTTTCAGTTCAAACAAGTGGTTCATCGGGTATCGGTACACAAGGAAATCACAAATATTGTCGATGGAAAACGACAGGTTCTCGTTGCCGCCGTAGTAGGTGGCGGCACTGTCTTTCAGGCGGTAGCACCACGCATCGGATGGGACGGATGCCTTGAAGTCCGCTTCAAACTGTTTGCCGGTGTTCATTCGTTGTCCTCGATTTTTTTGGCTTCTCTGATACGCAGTCTGGCAAGTTCGCTATTTGCATATCGCAGTTGCCAGCTACCAAACCAGCCTTTGTGAACAAGTTTTCCGGCGCAGTAAACAAGCTCCTGCTTCATCAAGTCATCAAGTGAAATGATGTAACCGCCCGGCTTATACTTTCTTTTGCTCATCCTCGTTCACCTCTAAATTCACTTCCGAGAAACCGCTTCTTGCCACGTTCCCGGTGCTTGTCCTCATAATCACGGTGGTACACGCTCTGGCTGTGGTTCAGCTCATACACGAAAGCCTTGCGTTCCTCGAAGTCTTTCTTCTCTGCCTTGTACTTCTCGCAAGTGTCGTGGCAAGCTGTGCAGCGTGATTCGCAGTTGAGACAACAGGTAATCATTCTTCGCCAAATCTCCTTTTTGTGACGGCAATGCAGAAGCTATCAACTTCGCTCGCCCATCGTGCCGTACCGTTTCCATAGGTCTTTTGCCAGATAAGCGGGAAGCCACCTATACCATCGAACAGACTTCCTAGCGTGGCATTTTTGACCAGATAAGGTTTCATCTTCTGTGCAATCCAGAACCACTGCGGTAGAGCAATGCTGTTTCCGAGTGCCTTGTACCGTGGACTGTCAGCGGACTTATGCTTTTTTCCTTTGGTGTCTGTCCACTCGCCAATGTCAGTCCATCCGCTCGGGTAGCCCTGCAACCGTTCACACTCAACAGGTGTCAAGCGGCGAACAATCCAGCGGACGTTTTTCTCTGCAACCAGGCATTCGCTGCCATTGCCGATGTTTCCTGCTTTCGCTTTCAAGGTTGAGCATTTTCCACTTTCCTTATAGTGGCTGAAAGACTGTTCGTTGAAGGTATTACGTTCGATAGCGATAGCTGTGTAGTCTGTGATTCTGTTTTGGTGGTCGCCTGTGATTATCGGCGCTATCTGGCCGTCGCCATTTCCTTGTGCATTAAATATTTTTCTTTCCGTGACCATTGGAACATACCCGCCGCCAAGACCCATGCTTGCTGGAAGCGTTGGGCAGATGCCGGTCTGTGAAACCGTTGCATGGACTTGGTTACTTTCCAAGACTATCGGTTGTGCATTGCTTTCAAACACGATAGGTTGGTGTCCGTGTTCCGCTGCTCGCAATGTCCCCGTCATGTTATAGGACACGCTCATCGCCCCTCCGCCTTGGTCATTTAAGACGGGAATCGCTTGGAAAAGCGTCTGGTCTTGGAGCGTCGATAGCGTCCCGACTTTTTCTGTTTGCACAAGTGCGCCCTTTCCTCCTCCGGCACAGCCAGAGCGGATTTTAAGAGAGTATGCAGCTGCTTCTCTGCTTTCTCTCTTATCCGTTCCTTCCTCTCGTTCAGAGCAGTCAGCTTCTCTCGTCTTATCCGTTTCTGTTCTTCTGCAATCAGCATCTCCATCGCCTTTGCGGCCACGCCCGGCTCCCACCATTCGATCATTTCCAGCAGGGCGGTTTGCAGCAAGTCCGTCAATTTCTTTCCACGTCGGGACGCTCTCATCAGGATTCCTTGACAGGCTCGTGCGCTCAAATAATATTTCTCCGGCACGTTGTCCTCTAAAATCTGCGACAAGAGCGATTCTTTTGCGGCGTTGGGGAACTCCCCAATATTGAGCATCAAGCTGTCGCCAAGCCAGAGACCATCCGTTTCCGGCGATTGCTCCGGCTTTTCCCCATCTGCCTCCCCTCGGAGGTCTAGGAATTGAAGCGTCTGGTTGTTCCACGCGGGCAAGCTCTTCCAGCACGGCTCTGAAATCTTCTCCTCCGTTGGAGCTGAACGCCCCTGGCACGTTTTCCCAAACAGCGAAAGTTGGATATAGCCCATTTGTGCTTGACCTCACTTCTTTTATGATTCGAACCGCTTCCATGAACAACCCGGAGCGTTCTCCGGCAAGTCCCGCCCTGCGTCCAGCAATGGACAAATCCTGACATGGGCTTCCGAATGTGATGCAGTCCACAGGCTCTATCTGGTTGCCGTGAATCTTTGTAATGTCGCCCAAGTGCTTCATCTTTCCAAACGCCCGTCCAGCCAGATAGCGCAGCTCTTATATAAGGTAGGCGGTCAATGCCTTACAGGTCAGAATGGCAGCGAACCATCCGGCTCTTCAATCACAGAGAAGTCATCGTTCCCGCCCTGCGAGTAGCCAGAGCCAGACCCACCAGCCAGCGTTTTCTTCTGTCTGACCTCATAGTCGCCGGAGCGAATCTTGTCCACGCTGGTGAAGCGGTCAACGACAAGCTTCGTCTTGACGTTGCCATCGTTGCCCATATACTCTTCCTCGCGGAGAACCACGCCAACCAGCTTGCCACGCAGGGTCTTTTCATCGTTGTTGAACTTGTAGCCGGGATTGGACTGCTCCACAGCGGTGATAAAGCCCTTGAAGAAG